CGCCGAACAGGCAGTCGAGGCGGTACTTGGTCTTCATGGTGTTGACGTCGTACTGCTTCTGCATCACCAGCTCGATGCCCTGGTCGGTGGAGGCACGCATCACTGCGGCACCGGCGTCAGCAGGAACAGCGTAGCGGCCCGGCAGGATTTCCAGCGCGTCCTTCTGCCAGAAGCAGTTGATCGGCGCGGCGTCTACGTTCAGACGGTCCACCGTAGCGGCGGCGCTGGGCGTGACGATGCAGTTCTGGTACTGCAGTTCTGCGTCCGTGCCACCCTGAGCCGAAATGATCGGCGGGGTGATGACGCAGGTGGTGCCGGTCAGAACTTGAACCACGCGGAAGGTCTTGAGTTCGCCAGTGGACTGCTTGGTGATGTGATGCACCGCGACCACGCCATCGATGGTGATGGCATCGCCGGCCAGAAGCGTCGTGGTCGAGTTAACCGTGATCGTCTGGAAGCGGTTGTCCACGTTGGCAGACTCGCCGGTAGCGGCCACGCTGGTGGCCACCGGAACCCAGTAGTTGCCTGCAGCGGCCTGGGTGTCGATCGTGGGATCGGCGCCAGTGGCTCCGCGGATGCGGTTGGCGTAGTCAAACTTGTAGGTCTGGAACCCAGCCACAGTGCCGACGAAGCCGCGACGATATGCCTCATCGCTGATCTGGTTGCCGAACGAGCGCGTCGCCACGGCCAGATTGCCGGCCATGCCGTTGTAGTCGCGGCTCGACAGCGCCAGGTAGCGGTCGAACATCTGCACGCCCTGCTCGTTCATGATCGTGTCGCACGCAGCCACGTCGTCGTAGCTGCCGGCCGCGGCCGTGGTGCGAACCACCAGCGAACCCAGGTTCGCGGCGACGTTCATGATGGCGAGGTTAACGTCAGAGGCCAGCTTCTGTTTGGCGGCGTCGCCGAGGCGGCCTTCTTGCAGAGCGTCGCGCAGCTCAAGCGCGTCCATGATCCACGGCACCGACTTCTGGAAGCCGAGCGTGGAGGGAACGGACAACTGAGTGAACTCGGTGAAGTTCAGCGTCTGGTCCATGCCGTTGTACGACTGCGCGATGTAGGGCTGCGGGCGCCAGATCACGTTGTTGGTGCGCTCCATCATCGTGCCGTCGGTGCGGTACACGGAGACGTTGCGAGACAGCACAAGCGCGTCATTGAAGCCTTCGAGGATGTCCTCGAACGCTACGCGCTCTTCCTTGGAAAAACTGTTGGCCATTTGTGGCTCCTGAAAATGGATGAGTGACTTGGTACGGCTTGCGCCGCGCTTTGCTACTCACCCCTTCAGAGCCGGGCGGCCGCTCTTGTTCTGTGCGCTGCCCGTGAGGTGGGCGAAACCATGATGCGCGAAATGTAGCATATCAGCCGGCGAGTGCAATACCCGCCGGCCGATGATCAGCGCGCCGATGCCTGCTTGGCTCGCTGCTGGCGGCGGTAGGCAATCACCTTGGTCATGTCGCCTGTGCGCTCTGCGTCAACGCGCAGGCGCTCTAGCACGCTGTCAGTGGTGCCAGAGATCGGCGCATTGCCGACCGGAATGCCACGCTCTGGAGCGGGCGGCTTGCGGGTAGAGGTGACTTTCAACTGCGTCTCCAGTTTTGCGATGGCGAATGCGAACTTCACCGGGTCCGTGATGGCGGCCAGTTCCTTGGCCTTCTTGGGATTCTTGCCCAGCGCGTAGACCACCAGCGCCGGGTTTTCGGCGCCCTGCAGCACCACGCCCTGCTGCACCACGTTCAGCGTCTCCTGCACCGTGGACTCAGCGTCCTCGTAGTCGCGCACCTTCAGTTCAGTCTTGGCCTTTGCGTAGCCGTCGAGCTTGGCCTGCCAGGTGCGCTGCTGCTCTTCCAGTTGCTGCTGCTGCTGGCGCTTTGCAGCCTCCACGGCGTCCTTCTGCTTGTACCAGGACTCAAGCGCCGCCTCGTAGCGGTCGGTGTCGTAGTCGTGGTCTTCGAGCTTCGGCTTTGCGCCGAGTGATGGAATGGCCGCGGTCTGGGTCTGAGTCGCCTGCTGCTCGCGGACCTCGTACTCGCGCACCTTGCGCTGCAGTTCGCGGTGAGACCGTCGCAGGTCGCGCACCCACTCTGGTGCCCTCTCGGCCTCTGGCTCTGGCTCGGTCAGCGTCTGGCCGCCGAGCGTGATCTTCAGTTCCTGCTCGCCTTCGGCATCTTCTTCTGCCGCTGGTTCTGGCGTCTCTGGCTCTGCAGTCTGCGCATCCTGGGCCTCCAGTTCCTCGAGTGCAGGTGTCTCGCTGGAGCCGTCAGGCTGGGTGACTTCAATCTCTACTGGCATGGTTCTCTTTCACACTCGCACGTTTTCGGCCGTGCGGTTGCCGTTGCCGGAACTCCCGGCTCATCTCATTGCAATGCCAAGCGCTCCCAGCATCAGCTTTGCCTCATGCTCATGCAGCGCCATCATGACGCCTGCCACGTCCTCGTCGTCGCGCAGTATCTCGCTGAGTTCAGCGGCTGCGGCTTCGAGGTCACGGTCACGCTCGGCGGTCAGTGCGCGTGATTGCTGAGCTGCCTCCAGCTTGGCCAGCTCGCGGCGCAGGCTTTGAACCTGGTCCAGCTCGCCCGTGTAGTCGGCCAGCTTGCGTGCAATACGCTTGGCCTGCGGTTGCTCGGACTCGTCCAGCGTCTGGGCGATGTCTTTGAGCCGCTGCCGCTGCTCGAAATCAATTAGGCTCTGTTCGAGTTGTGCCCGCTCGTTGGCCCACCCTCGTCTGGGGTCGCGGTTGCGGTTGCGGTCACGGTTGTGCACCACGGCCTGGGCGTTGCTTGAACCGCCACCGCCGCCTCCACGCGGAGGATCAATCAGGTTGGCATCACCAACAATGATCGACTGTGGACCGACCAACTCACCAAATGTGTCATGCGTGACAGCGGCAGCCTGGCGCGAGGCGCTGCCAACAACAGCCGCCTGTTGCCCCGCTAGAACACCCGACGTTGCAAAGGCCCGTGTGCGGGCTGCACTGCCCGCTAGGGTGGTGCCCTGGCCTGCGAGCGTGCCCGAGGTGGCGTGCGGGACGTTGTGCCGCGCCGTACCGGCCAGCGTGGCCGTTTGGCCCGGCAGAACACCGCTGGTCGGGTGTGCGCGGAATCGCGTGGCCGCGCCCGCAAGCGTGGAGCCTTGCCCAGACAGGGTGCCGGTGGTGGCGTGCGTGACAGGGCCACCTACACGCGCTGCGCTGCCTGTGAGCGTGGAGCCTTGCCCGGTCAGCGTGCCGGTGGTAGCGAAGGCTCGGAATCGGGCAGCAGAACCAGAAGCCGTGGAGCCTTGCCCGGTCAGTGCTCCGCTAGTCGCAAACGCCCGGAAGCGTGCCGATGACCCGGCAACCGTCGAGCCGGGGCCTGTCAGCGCCCCACTGGTGTCGTGCGTTACCGGCCCTGCCGTGCCCTGGCCAAGAAGCAGCGGCAGCAGCACGGTTTAGAACACCTCGAAAGTGATCTCGAACGCCAAGTTACCGACCGAGGCCACGGCGCCCTGCACGAACCGCAGGCCGGTGTTCTCACGAACAATCAAGTCCGCACCCTCGTTGCGCACGAACTCCGCGCCCAAGACCCCAGCGATGCCGCTGGAGGCGTTGGTCTCCTCGGTGAACACCCACCGTTGCCCGACCAAAGCGCCGGCAGTAGCCCCACCCGTTGGGGCTGACCGCGCCGTAATGCTGGCCGACAGCGCGGCGTTGGCGGTGTCCATCTTTGCAAGCGTGATAGCAGTCAGCGAGGTGCTGTCCGCTGTAGCTGCCGTGCCGCCCGTGCCAACTGCCGTGGTGCGGGTTAGGCTGACCTCAACACCTAACGTGCCGGTGACTGCCGTGTCGTTGTCGACATAGCAAAACGCCGACAGGACGCGCAACGACACACCGCTGCCAGTGGCGTTGAACAGGTCAACAAACACCTTGTTTGCGCCTACCGCTTGGCTGGGGCAAATCATGCGGTACTGAGGCAGGCTGCCTTGGATGTTTCCATCCGGCATTGCCACCATGATGACTTGGTACTCTTTGGCCGACACCAACTGCGTGGCAACCGTCGCCCCCGAGCCAGGGGTGACGTTGATTGAGTCGTTTGGCAGCGCCATGATTACGCGCTCAGAGCGGTGTAGGTCAGGCTAGAGCAGCTCACGGTGTCACCCGCCGCGACCACCAGGCCGTTGGTCATGTTGATGTCTGAGCCCGATGCCGCCACCGCGCAGTGGATCACCACCACGCCGGCGTTGGTCTGCAGTGTGGCCGTGGCCACCGCGCTGGCGTTGCCGGTGGCGTTGGTGTCGCTGGTAATCGCGTTGGCCGTGGCCGTACCTGTCACGGCAGCCGGGAAGGCCGTGGCGCTCAGTGGCAGCAGAGCCACCACCGTGCCTGGTGCGCTCACCGTGCCGGTCAGGCGAAACGCCAGCCGACCGTTGGCTCCAATCAGCGCCGTAACGGCGTCAGTCGCAGCGTTGCGTGCTGCCGTCGAGTGGGTGACTGCCATTCTGAAACTCCTTCAGCTTGTCTTCATCGATGAAACCGACAAGCTCATACTGCTCGACCTTGCCGGTATCTTTGCGCTTGATTTCAACGGTGAAGCGCAGCTCACCTATTTGACCACTGAGTTCAGGCATCACTCAATGCCGACGACGCGGCCCTTTTCGCGCACCACGCGGCGCGGCTTGGAGATGGCCTCGAGCGCCTTCTCGGTGTTTTGCTTGCTGGTGTCAGCGAACTGGCCCACGGCCTTGCTCATCTCGCCCACGGCCTCGCCAATGGCCGCCACGGTCTGGCCCAGGCCGATCACAGCCTCGTTGACGCTCTGACCCAGGCCGACCACGGCTTCTTGCATCTGCTGGCTGGCCTGCATCATGCCATCAGTGGCGGCAGCGCCGACCATGCCCTTCTCGACCTGCGTGGCCGTCTCGGCCATCTTCAGGCGGCGGATGTCGTTCTCCAGGCGAAGCGCCTCGAGCTCGAGCATCTTGCGCTCGTCAACATCGGGCACCACCATGGCAGCTGGCATGCCGGCCTGCATCTCTGCGCCGGCCACCGCTGCGCCAGCTGCTTCTCCGCCGATCTTGACCATGATCTCGGCCGTCTTTGCCTGCGTCAGTTCTGCGTCTGCCACCGTGTTGACCACATCGGCGCGGGCCTTGGCCGCCTTGGCCTGTGCCTCCTCGGCAGCAGCCTGCAGGAACACCGCATTCGGGTCTTGCTGCTGGCCCTGCAGCTCGATCATCATCTCCTGCGCTTCTTCGTCGGTCGGCTTGATGACGCCCATCTTCACAAGGCGCATGCGGAAGTAATCCCTCACGTCACCGATGCCCTCGCCTTCCATGTTCATCATGGCCATGGCCTGCAGGACTTGCTGCGTCTCGGCGTCTTGCGTGATGGCCATCATGCCCGTCAGCGCCCGCACCGTGGCGGCGCGCTTGCTGCTGCTGCTTGGGCCGACTTCCACGTTGACGTCCAGCTTCGCGCCGCTGAGATCGTTCGACAGCGCCATCTCGCCGGTATCGGTGACCATCGGCTTCATCAACTCGATCTGCATCGGGTTGCCGTCAGAGCCGATGCCCTTCATCTTGCGGCCTTCCTCGACATAGACCTCTTTGGCCATGGACAGCCACACCTCGCCGCAGCGCTTCATGGCCTTGGCGAAGTTGCTCATGTAGATGAACGTCTGCATGTCCAGGCGCTGCTGGATCATCTCCACGGCCTTGCCGGAGATGTTCGAGACCATCTTGTCGGCCTGCTGCGAGGCGCCAAGAATCTCCTGCATGTCGGCTTCAGTGATCTGAAGCAGCGCGGCCATCGCAGGCGGGATCGTCGGGCTCTTGGTGTACGCCACCGGACCAGATGCCTGCTGGCTTCCGTCAGGCCCGCTGATCGGGTTGACCAGCAGATACGGGTAATTCTTGAGATTGTCGTCGGCCCACATCACTTGGTGGCCGGCGACCTGCTCAGGCAACAGGATGGGCTTCTCGACGCTGGACAGTGCGCTGATCTCCGCGAGCTTCGACAGCTGCATGTTCTTCAGGCGCTGGCTGTCCTTGGCCAGGCGCACATGGCCCATGCAACGCTCGATGTTGTCCACGAACCAGCGCTTACCGTAGTTCGGGATCACCGGGATGCACTCGCCAGCGATGAACCCGGAGTCCTCGAGCACCTTGCCGCCGCTCATCAGGTACTTGCGAACGCGCTTGCGCTTGATCTTGCGCTGCCGAACCTCGACGCTGCCGATGGCGGCCAGCGTGTCCTCGAGCGTCTCGTCGGCGTCGAACTCGCTCTGGCGGTATTTCTCTTCGGTGCCGTCGATGGCCCGGAACACGCGGATGGTCTCGGTGACGTCCTCAACCTTGAAGTACTGCGCCACGAACACAACGTCTGGCGTCTGCCAGTCGAACTCGTACTGGTGGACGATCTTCGGCCAGTCGGTCGGATCGTCTCCGAACTCCGCAATGTAGCTGGCCCGCGTCATGCTGGAGACCACGAACGCGAACCTGGCGTCTGACTTGTCCTGGCGCTTGGCGTTCAGGTCGAAGTACACGCTGGAGTCCGCGTCGAAGATCGGCTCAATGCGAATGCGCTGGCGCTCGTTGTCAGGGTCTCCCTCGTCTTCGTAAACGGTGCGCAGACGCCACGCCCCGATGCCGCCGCCAACAGCCTCCTCGAAGGCGTTGTCATAGGCCTCATCGGCCACGCTGTCCTGCTCGTCGGCCCGGTATAGGGCGTCGCAGGTCTCGGCCAGCTTGTCGGCCTCTGGGCCACCGCCGTCCTTCGGCGTGAAGTCCACCGTCACGCGGTTGGCGCGGTACTCGTTGATGATGCGAATGACGCTCAGGTGAACCTTGTTCACCTCCATGCGCGGCTTGTTCTCGTAGATGTCGCGCAGCGGGCCTTCCCACTGGCTGCCGGCCAGGCTGTAGAAACGGCGGTCCTGCAAGCACTGCAGGCGCTCGTCGCGCAGGGCGGTCTGAATGTCGTTGAACTGCCGCAGCGCTTCCTGATGCAGGTTCATGAGCCTCTGCTCGGTGGATATGCGCGCCATGGTGGCTCCGATTGATTTCCTTGCCGGATTATGCTACCAGCGGCTTGTAGTAGGCAATGGCACCGCTGACACCTGCCGCGTGACCGCTGCGGCACGCCTCATACCCTCGCAAGCGTACCTCAAAGCGTCGATGACGTGATTGTGCTTGTCCTGCAGCACCGGCAGTATCTGGCCTGTCAGCGGATCGCTCTTATACGAGTAGTGCGTCAGCTCGTCGATTGTGTGCAGGCAGCGCGGGTGCACCACGATGTCGTAGGACTTCAGCCATTCGATGCCCTCCTCGACGCTGCGCGGGCCTTTGACGGCCGCCATGATCTTGGGGAACCCGTGCTTGCGCATGTGGCTGATGGTCTCGGGCCTCGAGCTGTCGGCCACCATGGGCCATCTCTCGGCCTCTGGCACGGTCATGAACAGGTCTGGCGTGTTCATGATCTCGCAGCCCACCATATAGGCTTCGTGGTCGATGTAGAGCGTGCGGCCAACAACGTGGCAGCGCACCAGCACCGTTGGGTCTGTGGCGAAGCCCCAGTCGGCACCCAGGCGGTGGATCGCGTCCTTCGGTGAGTCGAAGTCCTCGACCTTCCAGTTTTGGAACACGCGGGCCGTGCTGTTGCTGACGTAGCCGCCGCGCCAGACGTGCGCGTACTTGTCTGGGTCTCGGCCGCGGTCGTATTCCATCTCGGCCCGCAGAACGTCAGGAAACCACGGGTTCTGGTCGAAGTTCACCTCGACCACCACGGCGTCAGGCGGCGGCTTCGGGCCGCGCAGCAGCTGGTCCACCGGGTCGGAGTCCTGGCTCGGGTTCCAGGTGAACCACAGTTCTGAGTCCGGCTTGCGGATCGTTGGCCGCAGCAGGTCCAGGCTGCGCTGGGATAGGCTCTGCGCTTCCTCGACCCAGGCGCGGTCGTAGCCTTCCAACGACTTGATTGAGTCCGCCGTGTGGTTCTGCATGCCCTGGAAAATGATCAGCCCGTCGCCGCGCTTGGACTTGATCACGGCCTCTTGCACCTCGAAGTAAGCGCCCGCGTTCAGCGCCTCGATCTTGAGCTCCAGCAAGCGCTTGACGGACTGACTCAGGGACTTCTGCACCTCGCGCACGCAGACGCTGCGGCTGGTCGAGTCCATGATGTGGGCCTCAATCAGCATCTCGGCGAATAGATGCGACTTGCCCGATCCTCGGCCGCCGTGTGCGCCCTTGTACCGCGCCTGGACCAGCAGCGGCAGCGCCCACTCAGGGGTTTCAATGCGCAGGGTTGTCACTTAACCACCACGCGCTCAATGCGATGCACCAGCGGAGATTCCTTGTCGCCACTGATCTCGATTTTCTCGCCGTATTTCTTCGGCGCCAGTTTCGATAACAGCCACTTGCGAGTATCTACCTGGAGTTTGTGCTTTTGCACAGCGGCCCAGTCTTTACGGCCATCGGGGGTTTCTCCGACATCGACGTCGGATAACTCCATGACCTCTTGGGCAATGCGTTCGACGTAGTTCTCCCTCGCGCGTGCGTAGTTCTCAGCCAGCGCGCTGTCCTGACTAACCCACAGCATGAACGTGCTGTTCTTCACGCCAGCCTTCTCGCAGGCCTTCCAGCAGCTCATGCCGGTTTCCATGTTCGCCAGGACGGCATCGGCCAGCTT